GTTTGAATTCTCTGTTGAAGATTTTGCTTACTTTAATGCTATTTGTTTAATTGGTTTTATTGGTGGTCATAGTCTTGGCAGAGTTAGCCGAATTCTCGGCAAAACGTAAAAGCTCAATTTTGAGTATATTTAATAAGGTTTATTTTATGAAAAATTTAAAAAGTAAAATAGCTATTGGTTTAGCTATCGCTGGTGCTTCTGCATCTTCTTTCGCTGCTGATCATAGTACTTCTATTAGTGCTGCGGGTACTGATGGAACAATTAACACAACTGCTGCTGTTGTTGTTGTTGTTAGTATCGCTGCTGTTGTTACTGGTGTTGGTATTGTTCTTAAATTACTTTCTCGTTAATAGTAATTTTAGACTATGTTAACGTCTTTAATGTTTGCAACAATTTTTACTTACTGCTTTGTTGAGGGGTTTTCTAGTGGCATTCGCACAAGTTAAATTTTTTCAAACATGGAAAATTGCGGCTTTTCTAGTCGCTTTTTTTTCCTCTTTTTTTAGTTATTCTATTGATTTTTCAACTTTAGAAAGTAAATCACCAAAACTTGAAGGTTATTTTGAAAAAGATGCCGCCAGTGTTGATCCACTTACTCATTGTTCTACTTTAATAACTGAGTCTGATCAGTACAGAAACCTTGAAGCTGTTTTGAAAAATACAATTTCCACTTCAACTACAAAAAGTAAAGAATATCGTTGCGAATATGATGTTTATGGAACTTATCAATGTCCAGTCGGTGAATATTGTACTTTCAACGGTCGTGGCTGGATTGCTAATACTTTTTATGTTGATTATCATCTTGAATATACAGAAATTTGCCCTCCTGATTCTTTCCCTGAATTTAATCTTTCTAATTCTTCTACTGGTTCTTTACGTTGTTATAATCCTTCTGTTTTGCAAGATGAAATTGATGAAAAAAATCAATTAGACAAGAATGATGATTATTGTAAAGGGCTTTCTATGGATTCTGGCAATAATACTTCTGATACTGTTTGTTATTCTGCACCTAATGGTTCTCAATGTTCAATGTCTAAACAATCAGGTGATAATTATACTTATTATTCTGGTACTGGTACTGAAACGCTTGGTTGTGGTTCTTCTGAAAATCCTCCTTATGATTCTTCTGGTACTGGTTCTGAAAAAGATGATTGTATATTTTCTAATGGTACTAATTTTTGTAAAGCTAATGAAGATAAACATTGTAAAACAATAGATGGTATAAAAATTTGTGACAGTGGTTGTATTGATTCTGAAAATGGTCTTTTTTGTGACGCTTCTCAGCATGAAGATGTAGGAGAGGGTGAAAGTGATTATTTTAGTGATAATGGTACTTGTTCTGTAGTTCATGCTAGTTCTTCAAAAGGTGCTTGTGAAGATTTTGGCGGTGTTTGGGATGAAAATGGTGCTGATTGGATTGAAACATCATGCCCAACGGGTTCAGGTACTTGTTCAACTGGTTCGTCATTTTGTGGCTCTTGTATGGATGAAGGTGGTATATGGACACCTGATCCAATAAATATTCAAACTGAAAGAGACGGTATTAATGATGTTGCTGTAAGAATAGAAAAAAGTAATGAAAAATTATCAGCAATTGAAATGACAACAAGAAAAACAAATGAGGCTTTAATTTCTGCTACTAAATCGGGTGATGGAAAATTATTAGCTGCAATCGAAGAATTAACAAAACTTACTAAAGATAATAATAAATTTTTAGGTGTTAAAAGTGAAGAAAAAGAAGAAAAAGAAACGTTTACAACTATAACAAATGATACTGATAATTCAGCGATAACAGCACTTTTTAATGATGCTAGTAAATTAGCTTTAGAGGCTGAAATAGACCAATTAAAACTAGATACCACTGCATTTATTAATAACGCTAGGGTTGAAGCTACTTCATTAATGACAATAACAATACCAAATTCAGTAGGTTATGAAGTTAGAAATTTAACATTAACAGCGGGTACTTTTGATGTTTCATTGTCGCGTTTTAGTTCTTTCTTTATTTTATTATCGGGGCCAATAATGCTTCTTTGTTCAATTATTTCGGGTTTTATTTTATTAGGTGGTAAAGATTAATGAAAAAAATACTTTTTGTTTTATTTCTTTTTTTTCCATTTTTAGCTTTTGCTGGTAGTTATGAAAATCTAGCGGGTGCTAGTCAAATGATTGCCGATAGCTTTGACAATATTTATACCTATCTTTTTGATGATGTGCCTAGTATGTTTCAACGGGCTACTGCTTGGTTTATTGTTTGGGCTGTTAAAGCAAAGATTTTTGCTCAACTTGAATTAATGAAGTACTCATGGACAGTGGCTAAAGTTATTATTGCTGATCTTAATATTATGTCTCAAATTACTTCACAAATGAGCCTTTTGCCTGTCGATGTTCGTCAAGCTTTTGTTGATATGCGTTTATTTGATGGTGTTAATCTTTTATTTCATGCTTTTATGACTAAGTTCGTTATGAGGTTTATTAGCTAATGGCCGCAAAAATTTTTCATGGTGCGCCTGGCTCTTTTAAATCTGCTAGTGCTTTTTGGTTTGAAGTATTGCCCGCTTTACGCTCTGGTCGTGTTGTTGTTACAAATATTGAGGGTGTTTTAACGAAAGAATCAATAGAAATAGAACTTAATGAAGTTTTTCCAGAGGGTGCTGATATTTGGCGCTTATCTAGTCAAACCGAAACGGGGCTTTTTTTATGGCGTAGATGGTTTTGGTGGATGCCTGTTAAAGCTTTTATCATTATTGATGAGGTTCAAGATGTATTTCCTAATGATGCTAAAGTTTTTAAGCCTGAGGATTTAGATAATAAAGGCATTGAATCAATAAAACAGCATTTACCTGAAAAATTTTATAATCATTATCAAGCTGCTTTAGAATCTTTTAAACCTGATATTTCAGAATCAACCAGTGATGATACTGGTCAAAATATTTTAGATGAAAATGGCAATATGCTTTATCCTAAACTTATGCGTGAAGCTAATATGCGTCATAGAAAATATAATTGGGATATTATTTATTGCACACCTGAAATTACTGAAATACATAAGCTTGTTCGTTCTGTTTGTGAATTTGCTTATTTTCACAAATATAATGAAGCGCTTGAATTTATACCATACTTTAAAAGGCGGCCGCGAATACATGAACATAGTCCAAAATCTTCAGGAATCCCAAAAAAGAAAGATGACCCCACAAAATGGCGAAAAGTTCCTATTGAAGTCCACAAGTGCTATCGAAGTACAAGCACTGGAGGAATTACAAAACTTGGAGCAATTAACGCCTTTAAAGATCCTACGCTTATTTTTACTGTCGCCTTATTACTTCTTGGTATCTGTTATGTCACATGGTGGGCGTTTATCAAAGAAGATAGTAAAAACATTATTGAAACACACATTTCAAGCAATAAAGAAAACGTGCAAGTTTCTAGCAAGGCCATTGCTGAAACTAGTCGTTTTCCTGTTAATTCTAACTCTATTCAGAATTATAATGAAAACGATGTTTCTTTAAAATTGCCCTATGATTCAGATAAAATTTATATGAATGGTTATCAAATTGTTTCTTTGAATAAAGATAAAAGATATAAAGAGTATTTTTTTTACTTACATCAAAATAATAATTTAATAAGTATTAATAGCAGTGATTTATTTTATTTTGGTATCACTGTTGAATTTATTAATGATTGTACTGTTAAATTAGTTGATGGTAATTTGTCTAGAATTGTTCGTTGCTCTCCACGAACAGTACCAAAACCAATAAAAGAAACTCAATCCGACTCAAGACCAAGTTTATTACCTATATAATCTAATATTTTTTTAAGGATAATTTATTAAATGTCTTATTTAACTTTCTGTGAACTTTATAATTATAATCAACGTGATGATTCTGCCAGAGAATCATTTAATGCTTTTGTTTTATCTTTTAAATTTATATCAATGTGTAAAAATAAAAAGCTCTTATCTTTTTTATCATTAAATTTATACACTATCTTTAAAGCCTAATACCTCTTTTTTGTTTTTCCGTTTAAGCCTTGTTAAGACTTAAAATAACGCTTTAAATTCTTGTTTAAATCTTTGTTTTTGTCCTTTTTTTTAGCTTTTTTTCTTCTTTTTAAATAGTTTAAATTGCATTGATCTACAGCCCTTTAAAACCATCACTTTCAAATACTTAAATAAAGTTGGCACGATTTTGCTTGTGCTTTAAATTGCTTTTATTTTGTTTTTTCTCTCAGAATTCACACACGCGCTTATTTCATGTTTTTATTGTTTGCTCCTGTGTGGATTCTGTCAGATTTTGGGGGGCGGGGTACTGCTTTTTATTTTTTTGTAAATCTCATCACTGTCTTTTTTTTATACAATATCAGCTTTTATTGATGCTTGCTTTTGTTAACTGTAGAACTTTCAACTAATGCGAAGCATGAAGCGAAGCGGTAAACATAAAACGAAGTTTTATATAAAATGGTACGTTTAAGTTTAATTGTTAGTTCGCGTCTTTAATGTTCCATCAAGCAAATAACCAAACCCGCGCCCTGCTAAACTTCTCTTTTCTTTTACCGTGCAAAGGAAACTTGAGCGTTCAATTTATCACTGTGGTTATTGAAAATTTTTTTTTATTTATCTAATGCACTATAAGCTTTTATTAGTAAGTTTATAATTAATTTAAGGGTTGTCTTTTTGATATCCGAATATCCTAATACAATTTTTATTTTTTTCTCGGTTAGATTATTAATTAACAGCTCTATATATTCATATTTTTTATAATTATCACTAAATTGATTTATCCAATTTTCTTGTTTCACATTTAAAACTTTAAGTTTTAACATTTTTAACATTGGCTCACTGGGGATTTGATGAAACAACCATCTTTTAATTGTTTTTTCTGTTACTCCATAAAACTTTGACAAAGCCAATGTATCTATTTCACTATTTTTTTCAAAACCTGCAAGCTTGCAAAGCTCTTTAAATTTTTTGCTTTCAATTTCTGGTTTTTTAAACATTACTTATATAAAATGCTTTATTTGAAGTTTAAGATTAATTAACATATTGCATTACAAAATCTTTAAATGATATAACCTTTTAAAATATACATTTTAATAAGTAGTTTACTTTTCTTTTGTCTTTTCAGCGCAATTTTTAAACTCTACCCATAAAAAATATTTTTTACAATTAAGAAAATTCTTTTATCTTTTTTTTCTTTTTTTTTTGAGTGAATGACGCGAGTGAGGGCGAAGCCTGAGCAACGAGCTTAAGGAGTGAGCAAAATACCCCGTACTGTATTACGGGGTATAACTCAGGCTTTTTATAGTGTCTCTAGCCGATATTGATAAAACGGTTTGTTTTTTAAAAGTATTATTTTCTTTTTTATTTTCTCCAGGCTATTGAATCTTGTTTACATTTTTCAATACCCTGGTATTATAGATTTTTGTTAACTTTATTCAATGACCAGGGAGAAATGCAATGTGGGTAGATGGTAGGGGTGGAGCAAGAAAAGGTGCAGGCCGTCCAAAATCCGATGAAGTTAAAAAAGCTTTTCGAGTTACAGAAAATGAAAAATCTATAATTAAGCAAATTAGGCTTTTAAGTGATGACGGTATAGAACTGCTAGATAAACAACTTTCAGAATTAGTTGATAAACATTCTTTTAATAAATGGTGGTAACTTTGTTCTTGGTTATTGAATTTTGTTTACACTTATCAATATCCTGGTATTATAGGTTTTTGTTAACATAATTCAATGACCAGGGAATAATTAAACATTTCTTTTTATTATGTCCGATACCATTTAGAATTGGTCTAAAGTACCAAAATAAGTCTTTTCTTAGCGTTGAATGCAACGAGGGCACTTATAGCGGTACTCACTAACGACTGTTAATAATTCTCTTAGCCTGTCTATTTCATCGCTCATTGATTCATTTTGTACTTTTAAAATCTCTCTTTCTATTTCCATAGTTGAAAAATCTTGAATTGCTTTTCTAACGGCTTTTGATGCTGCACCGGTGCGGTATTTTAGTTTTAAAAGTGCAACATCTTGGGCTAACTGGGGATGGTTGGAGGAAATTTTAATAAGCATCCTTGCATATTAATATATGTTTTAATAATTTGCAGCACGTTTACATGCTGAGTTTTTCATTACTTTGTTATATTCAGATTTTCTTTTTGTATATTCATCATTCCAAAATTTACAAGTATCATTATTTGTTTTTCTTATTGCTCTTATACTTTGTAATTTTGCAATTTCTTTTTTTAATGACTTATTTGCTCTTTCTTTTCTTTTATTCATTAATTCGTTAATTTCTTTATTTATATTTAATGTAGGCATATTTATTTTTTTATTTAGTTCTATTGTTGATCTCTTTAATTCTTTTACTGTTACATTA